TTGCTATAATTTGGTTCATATTTGTATATGTAATGATGGTCTTATTTTCTAGTTGCTCAGCAGAACGTCATTTAAAGATTGCAGACAAGCATATACAGAAAGCTTTATCGAAAGGAGCAAAGATAGATGTAGATACGGCATACACATATATCTATAAGACTGACACTATATATGACGAGACGATTAATGAGGTCAGATTTATAGAGACGGTGTTTGACAGTGTGCCATACCTTGTAACTAGAAAGGTATACGTACCGATGTCTAGACAAGAAAGACTTATGTACAGAGACTCATTGAGCCACATTCGTAAGTTATATGAGCTAGAAACTAAGAGAGTTAAGGTACAAGAGAAAGAAGAGACTAAACAGGTTAAGGCAGAAGAGAAGAGAAAGAAGAAGACAAGCCCAGTATCATTCTTAAAGAATCTTATGTGGATCTTAATGTTTTGTGCTATTGTATATTTTTTAATAAGATTAAATAGAAGTTTATGAATTTAATGGATAAATACGTAAAGTTTGTGTACAAATGGGAGGGCGGCCTATCTAGAGATAAGGCTGACTCAGCTAGTAAGTTTCCATGCCCAACTCCGCATAAAGGTCTTACGGGATGGCATACCAATATAGGTATCACTTATGCTGTATGGAAAGGTATGTACGGAAAGAATAATGACGCTAGGTTTTTTGCTATGGGAGCTGATGACTGGTGGAATGTATTCAAGACGTTGTACTGGAATGCCGTTAGGGGTGATGAGTTTTTGTCACAAAATGTTGCAATATTTGTGACAGGAATGGCTTGGGGAAGTGGAAAGAGTCAGGCTGTAAAGTCTTTACAGCAGTCTATAATTAATTGTGGAGTTGCTGTAGATAAGGACGGTATTCTTGGGAACAGGACTATTGCTGCGGCAAACGGCATTGAGCCACGGAAGTTATTTGATGAGCTAGTTGCAGAGAGAAAAAGGTTCTTTGAATACATTGGCCGACCTGGAACTAAGAATAGCAAATTTCTTAAAGGGTGGTTGAACAGATTAGCGGATTACGTAAAAACATTTAGGCCATGAGTAAGAGAGTAGAAGTAGGGAAACTTGAAAAGAAGAAGGTCAGCAGGCCAGGCGTTCACTCTAAAACAAAGACTAGCAAGCTAAAGACTAGCAAGAACTACAAGAAGGCATACAAGTCTCAAGGTAGATAATTTTAATTATCTTTGTGCTATGGGAGAAATTAACAACTACTCAGTAGAGTCAGTAAGAATAAATGACAGAATACTTGCCTCTGACGGAATCAGCGGAGCTACTAAGAATGTTTCAGCTGGAGATGTAGCAGAGCTTGCAGGATGCAAGGTATATAGAGCTTTTATAACCCAGACAGGAACTAACGCTCCAGTACCTACTATTGTTGGGACTAATACAATAGGTGATTTAGTGTGGGCAAGATCATCTACAGGTATTTATACAGCTACGTTAGTTAATGGATTTGTTGGGAGCGCTACAGCTATAGCAGGACTGTCTGCGGTTAGTGCGACTGATGTAAGGATTGCATTTACAAAAACAAGCTCAGACGTAGTTACGTTTAATGTTTATCAGAATGATGTATTGACAGACAGTATTATACAAAACCAATATATAGAAATTAGAGTATACTAGTTTTTGTCGCAAAAATCTACTATATTTGCGACACTATTAATTAAATCAAATTAAAATGGCAAAAGAAAAAGGACTCTCTGAAGAGGAGTTTGAAAGACTTAAGGGTCTTAATGAGGCATATATAAATGCCAAGGGGAGAGTGGCAGACGCATCTCTATTCCAGAAAAGAAGTTTAGATATTTTAGACGCAACTGAAAACTCTTTGCATAAATTGCAAGAGGAACTTGTTGCTAAATATGGTGAAGTTACCATAGATTCACAATCAGGCCTTTTTAAATGATAAGGAAGATATCTATAGGATTGGATCTTCTAAAGGCTATGCACTATGTAGTTGGACAGCAGGTGTTAGATAAATCTTATACTATAGATACAATTCGATACGAAGGTCTTGACATTGTAATATATATCAAGAAGGAAGATGAAATCGTAAAATGGAAATCATTGAATGCCAATGTTCCAATCACTATTGAATATAAAATAGACTTCTAATGCAATCACCATATTGCTTTATTGTACAACCAGTTGGGGGAAAAAGATATAGCAACACCAAAGAAATTGACGGAGTAGAATTGATAACATCTACATCCAAAGAAGATCATACTACTACTAACAGGCAAGGTGTTGTTATGTCTACTCCTCTATACTATAATGGTCCAATAGAGGCAGGAGATATAGTTATAGTTCATCATAACGTATTTAGATTGTATTACGATATGAAAGGAATGGAGAAAAGCTCTTGGTCTTTCTTGAAGGACAATACATTCTTAGTAACATCTGAGGAGCTGTTCTTATATAAGAAAATTAATGGAGATTGGAAAGCACCATCGCCATACTGTTTTGTTGAGCCAATAAGGTCAGAGGGTAAAGATATACTGTCTGGAGAGATAAACGAAGCACTGTTTGGGACGATGGTTTATAAGAATGACGACCAAGAAAACGTCCAAGAAGGCGACCAAGTAGTTTTTAGTCCTGAGACTGAATATGAGTTCAGAATAGATGATAGATTGTTGTACAGAATGAGAACACAAAATATATGTCTAATAAGAGAGAAGAAATCCTAAAAGCCGCAATGGTTGGGATAGATGAACTCATAGGTGTTCTTCGTGATCCAATTATTTCAAATCCAGAGGATTCATTGTCAGCCGATAAGATGAAGAATGCAGCTGCTGCAAAGAGACTTGCATTTGATGACGCATTGTATATGCTTGAGAGAGTTGAGCAGTTAAGTAATGCTGATGGAATGTCAGCTGTACAAGCAAAGGCAGCAGAGATACCAACTAGCTTTGTTGAGTCAATGGCTAAAGAAAAGAAGAAATGAGTCTATACAGCGTCCTTCCAGACTACATAGCTAACTCTGTAAAAAGAACTAAGAGTTGGGAGTATGGCTACAATGAGAAGTACGACATGGTTGTTATATCTAAGGACGGAAGTCTTGGTGATATATACGAGATTAACGGACTAAAGGTAGGTCTTCCAAACTTACCAAAAGGTAACTTACCGAAAGGTAACAACAAATGGGAGCCAAAAGAATATCCACAAGAACTTAGTAGAATAAAGACAATATTTGAGTGGAACTCAAAGTCAAATGAGTTCAAGGTAAAGTGGGTAGATTACATACAGCAAGAGTTTGAGAGTAGGGAGTTTGGACATTGGTTCATGAATAATGGCAAGCCTACGTACATAACTGGCAGTCATTATATGTACTTGCAGTGGTCTAAGATTGACGTTGGTCTTCCTGACTTTCGTGAATCAAATAGAATCTTCCATATATTTTGGGAGGCATGCAAGGCTGACGATAGATGTTTTGGTATGTGCTACCTAAAGAACAGACGTAGTGGTTTCTCATTTATGTCTTCATCTGAGACGGCAAACATTGGTACTATATCTAAAGATGCGAAGCTAGGAATACTATCAAAGACAGGAGCTGATGCCAAGGAGATGTTTATCAATAAGGTTGTTCCTATCGTAAGGAACTACCCATTCTTCTTTAAGCCAATCCAAGATGGTATGGATAATCCTAAGACAGAGTTATCGTTTAGGGTTCCTGCAAAGAAGATTACAAAGAAGAACATGTCTGAGACTGATACTGATGAGATATTAGGACTTGACACAACAATTGACTGGCTTAATACTGCGGACAACTCTTATGATGGTCAGAAGCTACTAAACCTAGTTCATGACGAATCTGGAAAATGGCTTGTACCAAACAACATATTAAACAATTGGCGAGTAACTAAGACTTGTCTTCGATTAGGTAGCAGGATAGTCGGGAAGTGCATGATGGGTTCAACTGTTAACGCACTAGCTAAAGGTGGACAAAACTTCAAAGATTTATATTATGATTCAGATCCTAATAAGCGTAATGCTAACGGTCAGACAAAAAGTGGATTATACTCTCTGTTTATTCCGATGGAATACAATATGGAGGGATTTATTGATGAATACGGCTTTGCTGTTATAGATAATCCAAAGACTCCAATAATGGGTATAGATGGTAGAGACATTAAGGTAGGTGCTGTCACATATTGGGAGAATGAGGTTGAGGCACTGAAGCATGATGCTGATGCACTCAATGAATTCTACAGGCAGTATCCTAGAACTGAGTCTCATGCATTTAGAGATGAGTCTAAGCATTCATTATTCAATCTCACAAAGATATACCAACAGATAGATTATAACGACTCGCTTATAAGAGACAGGGTACTTACTAGAGGTTCTTTTACATGGAGAAACGGAGAGAGAGATACAGAGGTTATTTGGACCCCTGACTCACGAGGTAGGTTCCTTGTGTCATGGATTCCACCAGAGAGTTTGAGGAATAATGTTGTAATGAGAAACGGGAAGCGATGTCCAGGCAATGAGGAGTTCGGCGCATTTGGATGTGACCCCTATGACATATCTGGAGTTGTAGGTGGCGGTGGATCTAATGGTGCACTCCATGGCTTAACTGGCACAGCTTTACATCCAGAGGTTCCGTCAAATATGTTCTTCTTAGAGTATGTAGCGAGGCCTCAG